TCTCCGTGAGAGGCAGGCCCTTGGCTTTGCGGATCTCCAACCAGTCACTCCACACCTTGGCATCGACGCCCGAAGGGCAAAGCACCGCAGGTGCTTTCTTCTGTGTCTTGGGTTTTGTGTCTTGTGTCTTGGGTAATGTGTCTTGTGTAGCATTGCGTTCGGATTGCGCTGGCAATGCGTTCGCATCACTCTTTTCCTTTTGCCAACGGGCCTTTGCGCTTTCGGATGCCTTGCGAGACTTCTCCCCGGTCTTCTCAATCTCCTTGCTGATGCGCTCTTTCCACCATCCTTCTGAGGTGCAAACGAAGAACTCTCGCAGTACGGACGCAATGCAATCGCTATGCGAACGCATGCGGATCAGCTTGGAGATCTGCTCGATGTCGTCTGGCAGTGGACGCTCGTGCAGGTAGCACCAGTCGAGCAAGCGGCGGTAGGCAAGGTCTTCCAGCGGCTCGAGATGAGCCGTGTGCGACTGATAGTCGCCAATGTTGAATTGGTAATAGTGCATTGAGCATCTCCGCAAAGCTCCCTGACAAAAGACACCGGCAGGTGGGGAGTACACTTTTCGGTGGGGTAGCTACTCCCCACCTAGCCGGGCTTTTAAAAATCATATCATCCAAATAAATCCGGGCGCAAGTCCTTGCGTGTCACCAGACCACTTGTCGCATCCTCAAAGGCTCTTGCCAGCACTGGGCTGGGCTTGACCTTATTGGCGATCAGTTTAGACATCCACTCAGCACTGATCCCAAGATGTCGGGCCATCTCAATCTTTGCGCCACGAGGCTCTTCGGAAAAATACTGTTGCAGGTTCATGCGGCTGAGTATACCTTGAAGAGCAAGATCAATAAAGACCCTTCATTGCGCTCCAGTATTCTTGTACATGAAGTTCAAGTTGTGGTGTAATACAGCTACGCCATGTGGCGTGTTACTCGAAAGTTCAAAATGACAGACCGCAAGGAATACCAGCATGTCAGCAGCATCCCGCTGCCGTACACCACCAAGACAGGCGTTCAAATCGGAATTGCCTACCAACGCCCCCCACAGCAATTGACCTACGATGGCGAGATCATTCAATCTGCCCTGCTGGGTGTGCGCAGCTTCAGGTTCATGAGCAGCGGCTCCATCTGGTACTACACCTGCTTGGTAATCTTGTTCATCATCCTTGCAGTGGTGGTGGGCAAATGAAAGTCAAAGACGCACACATGCAGGCCTACCCGTTCATTGAGCCTGAGCAGGACGACAACATCAAGGCCTACCACCCCGGCATGACCATGCGCGACGAGTTCGCCAAAGCAGCATTGCAAGGCATGTACGCAGCATCATCGTACCCTACGGGCTTGATGGATGACACCGCAAAAGAAGCCTACGCAATGGCAGACGCAATGATGAAAGCGAGGAAGGCATGAGCTACAACATTGAGCTGATGATGGAAACATCTGAGCGCATGGCTGAAAGCATTTTCAAACAGTTTGAAACGCTGGCCGAATCACATGGTGACGACTTTGCAATCAGCGCCATGGGTAATGTTGGATGCTATCTGCTGACAAAAATGTTGGCCTCTGAGGAGGACGATCAAGAGCAGTTCATCAAGCTGCTTACCGTGGTTCAGGTTTTGACCTTAAACATGAAATCTGAAACCGCCAGCCATAGGGCTGAGGAAATTATTGAGCGAATCAAAAAAGGATCTAAATGACACCGATGAAATGCAAGTGGTTCAACGGTCGCGGGATCGTGGGCATTGTTATGGCCGAAAACGAACTTGGCGAAACTTTTTACTTTATTGGAACAGGAGATGGACTCCATGAAGCAATTGATGTCAACCTCATCACAGCAACCGGATCAAGCTTCCCCAAAGACCTTGGTGATGCACTCTTTGGAGGAGGAATACCAGCAGTGGTTGAACGACCCGCAAGCGCAAACAGAGTACCAGCAATGGCGAAGAAAGGAGAACCAGAGAAGAAAGCAACTACCCGATCCCCTAGAAAGTCTGGAAAGTAAATTTAATCAAAATTTTGGAGAAATCAAATGAGTTTTTTTGTTGAAAGCACAGGAAATAAAGAGTTCAAGATGGTCCCACCCGGAAGTCATCTTGCCCGTTGCTACCGCATCGTTGATGTGGGCACACAGGCCACCGAGTGGCAGGGCCAGCAGAAGTTTCTGCGCAAGGTCATGCTGGGCTGGGAGATCCATGGCGAAGAGGAAGACGGCTCACCGCTGTTGACCGAAGAGGGCGAACCCTTGGCGATGTTCAAGAACTACACCCTGTCGTGGAGCGAAAACGCCAACCTGCGCAAAGACCTGCAAGGCTGGCGCGGAGTGCCGTGGACGGACGCAGAGGCCAATCGCTTTGACCTAAAAAACATTTTGGGCCAGTGGTGCATGTTGAACGTCATCCACGTTGAGGGCAAAAACAACAAGATGTACTCAAACGTTGCTGGCATCTCGCCAGTTCCGGGGATGATCAAAAAGGCTGGCCTGCCACAAGGCGTTAACCCTCTCCAGTTGTTCCGTTTGGCCGAGCCAGACTGGGTGCTGTATGAAACCTTCAGCAAGGGTCTGAAGGCCAAGATTGAGGCCTCTCCAGAGTTCAAGGCTCTGAAAAACCGAGCAGAGGCTCCGGCAGCAGGTGCGTTTGATGACATGGCCGACGACATTCCTTTCTGATCATGAAAACAGATCAAGACACCAAAACGCTTGATCTGTTTGCGATGCCATCTTTTGGGACAAACGCTCAGAAGATGGCACGCAGCACAGATCCAGACACTAGCCATGCGGCAGCGGAAAAGGTTGATTCGGCGCGTCTTGAGCGCATGGTTTACGAGGTTATTTGCATGTACCCAAGTGGATGCACATCCGACCAAATCATGAGGCACTTTCCTAAGCATGGCGTGCAAACCATCAGCCCTCGTTATGCGCCACTTTTGCGCAAAGGGTTGATATACGACACGGGCGTTCGCCAGCCCGGAAGTCTTGGCCGACAACAACGAGTTTTAAAAAAGGTAGAACCAACATGATTGCTGAACGACCACAAGAATCCACCCATTGGTACGCCAAGGACGGGACACCCACCTACACCGTGACCGCCAAGAACGGTGAGCCACGCGCAACGACCCTTAGAGATGCTAAAAAGATGGGACTGCTACCCTCGGTCACCACCATCATGAAAGCCGCCGCAAGCCCCGGTTTAGAGGCTTGGAAGATGAACCAGATGATGCTGGCAGCTCTAACCCTCCCAAGGGGTGACGGCGAGAGCGAGGAATCGTTCATCAAGCGCATCCAAACCGACTCCAAGGATCAGGCCAAAAAGGCGGCGGAGCGTGGCACTCAGGTCCATGCGGCCATTGAACAGTTCTTTGACGGCCACCTCAACGCAAAAGATCTGCCCTACCTTGAGCCGGTTTACAAGGCGGTCGAGGGCAACTTTGGAAATCTTGTTTGGGCGGTGGAGAAGTCCTTTGCCACCGAGTCAGGCTTTGCCGGAAAGGTTGACCTCCATAGTCGAGACATAGGCGGCGTGGTGATTGACTTCAAGACCAAGGAATTCACCTCGGAGTCTTTGGAGAAAGTGGCTGGTTTTGACGAGAACGTCATGCAGCTTGCCGCATACAGACAGGGCTTGGATCTTCCAAAAGCCCGGTGCGCAAACATCTTTGTCTCGGTCACAGAGCCGGGGCTTGTTGTGGTCAAAGAGTGGACTGAAGAAGAGCTTGCCCGTGGCTGGGCAATGTTCGACGCACTCAAGACTTTTTACTATGCCAAAACCAACCTCTAAGGATCTCATCGTGGCAACATCACCTTTTCGCATCTACATTGTGACCGACGCATTCAACAATGCTCGTTTGGTTAAATCACAAAACCCACAGCAGGCTTTGAACCATGTGGCCTCTAGCACCTTCAGCGTGCGCAAGGCAACTCCAGAGGACGCATTTGCTGCGGCACAGCAGGGCAAAGAGATTGAGAACTACAAAGACTCATCTCAGCTCGGACTCGAACTTTAAGAGGAGAACCCCATGGGCGCGATTATTGGGGTTCTGTGCTTCGTTGCATGGCTTACCCACATCTTTACCTGCTTTGCGCAGGGGTTGTGGGGGTTCTTGATTGCCGGTGCGCTGCTGTTTCCAATTGGCATCCTGCACGGGTTTTATCTTATGGTTGTTTAAGGAGAAAAAATGAAATTCGGAGAAGCAATCACCCTGCTTAACGCAGGACATCCCGTGACACGGGCTGGCTGGAATGGCAAAGGCATGTTCTTGATCCGCGCTGGCGGGTACAAGATCAATGTTGATGACATCAAGCCCAATGGCATCATCAATGCCGAATTTTTGAAGCGCCGTGGCTTGACTCAATTGGAGATCTTGCCTCACATTAATATGTGGACTGTAAACGCTCATGGCCGTCAGGCATATCTGCCCGGCTGGCTGGCGTCGCAATCAGACATGTTGGCAGACGACTGGATGGAATACAGCGAGTCCGCATATCAGCCAATGACCACGGCTGTTTTGTTGGATGAAGCGCAAAAGCAATTTACCAAACAACTGCGCAAGCACGTAGAAAAAAAGCCGCACTGGACTCAGACACCAAGAGGCAGAGAGATCATGGCAAACCGCAAACACCGTGGAAGCAAAAAATGAGCAACGAATTTTTGACAGACCAGCAGGTCAAGAAAGCCTTTCACGAGGTTCACCTTGAGGAGAACTACAACTTCTTGGAAGAGGACTTGAACAAGCTTGCGAACATCTTTGTGATGGCTGCAACACCCGCAATCGTTGCCGCAGAAAGAAAGAAGTGCGTGACCTTTGTGCGGTCCCTCAACACGCAGGTTGCAAAAGCTCTGGAAGACTTTAAAGGCGAAGTCTAAAAAAGACCCCCCTAAAGAGGGGGGCTAAAAGGCTCCGTTTGTCGTGGCAACTGCGGGAGCACTGGGGAGAGACAGCCCCAGATTCAGGAGTCCACAAGAGTTATCTTGTGGGCTTTTGTGCTTGACTCAGTGGGCTGGATTCGCGCATGTAGTCAACAATCATGTTCGCCATGGGCGCAGCCATAGCCAGACCGCCACCAACAACCCTTGTCATTGGGTGCGGGATGACGGCGGCGGCAGAACCCAAAGCACCAATGCCAGAGATGCCTGCGCCCAGCATGTCGCCGCGCTTGTACCTCTCGGCTGCATCGCTGGCCTCAGTGACCGCACCAAAGCCTCCCAAAGCGCCTGTAGCAGCCGGAGAGATGACGGGGATGTCCATAGCCCTGCGACCCATATCAATCGCTCTACGGGCCATTGAGGGCTTCTGTGTGGGCAAAGCGCCAGCAGGGGGAGGTGAGGCTGGACCCATGGACGGGCCACCGGGCCTCACGCCGCCAATGTCTGGAGGCATAGGCGGGGTGCGCTGACCCCGAGGTCCCAGCGTGGGACGCATTTCGGTGGTTGGGTACAGCACGCCAGAGGGCGTAGAGGTCATTCCCGGAGCGTTTGCCAAGATCTGACGAGCCTGCGGGTTGGTGGCCTTCATTTCGTTGGCAACAGCGGCGCGTCGAGCCGTTTCGGTGTTGTAGCCCTCTTGACGGGCACGGCCAGTGGTTCCCAGTGGATCTCCCTGACCGCCCTGCATGATGCGGGTGGACTGGGCCGATGGCTGGGGGGTTGGAGCGCCAGATGGAGCGCCGGGGGGTGTAGGCAAAGCGCCAGCGGGGGCGCGGTTTGCCATCATGTTGGCGGCTTTTTGCGCAGCCATGTCTACAACCCTGTTGCCGACCCGTCCAGTGGTGTCCATGACCGTACTAGCGACAGCGCCTGCACCAGCGCCCAAAGCTTGCATGGCCTGCATACGCTTGTCAGCGGCTTGCCTACTCATATCCTCTTCTGACACCTCGACCGTGCCATTGCCCTCTGGGGCTTGGGTTGCCTCAAAGGCTTCCTGACTTAAAAGCACAGGAGGCAATGTCCCGCCAGCAAAGGTGGCAACCCTGTCAATGTAGGACAGGGCGTTGGGGCCAAGATCGTCGGGGTTGTTGGTGTTGAAGAAATTCAAATTGGGGCCGCTGTGGTAGCCAGCCAAGACTCGTATCGGGTCAAGCCCAACCTGCTTTTGTCCAGCCAACTGTCTGATCAGACGCAGCCCACCTTCAATGTTTTGGTCCTCATCGTATGGGTCAACCTGTAAACCCTTGGCGGTGTCAGGCATGAGCTGCATGGGTCCAATAGCACCCTTTTGAGACTCTCTGTCTTTGAACATGTTCTCAGCCATGGCAACGGCCAAAGCAAAGTCAGGGTTGACCTGATACTTAGGGGCCATGTCCAAAATCTTTTGAGCAACACGGCGCTGGTTCTCGTCAAGAACTGGAGTTTTCTCTTCAGCCATTTAATTTTCCCCTCTTTTCTTTGCAAGAGCTTTCCGAACCTCTTCCACCGTGGGTGTTTTTGAGGGTGGTGCTTTAACGTTCTGATTCGGGAACATGATGGAAACCAGTTTTTGGTTGTAGCCATCAATCAGCCTGTCGTACTGCTCGGAACGCTTGAACTTGTCTGCATCCATGTTGCTGTCAAGCAAGCCGCGAGAAACGCTTCTCTCAAAATCAGCACGAGCACCCAACAAGGAAAGTTTCTTTTGCAAACCGAGTGGGGTGTCCTTCATGCTTGGACCCGCTGCCAACATCATGTTGGTTTCCAAGTCGGAGTAAGCGCCCTCGCCCGGAGTCCTGCTGATCTTTCGCAAATCCAAGTTGATCTGAGCAATCATCTGAGCAGCAGCGAGTTGATCGGCCTTGAGCTTCTTGTCCAAACCAAAGTTGGTGAAGATCTCACGAATCTCGTTGATCTGCGGCAAGCCCTTGCCACTGGTTTCTGCCAGCTTGAGCAGTGCAGACGACAGGTCGTTGTCTTCAAACACACCCAAGATTTGATTTGCATCTTGACGCTTGGCAATCCCTCCCAAAGCGTTGTACATCGCTTGGCGGCTACCAGCAGTCTCAGCGTTGTTGACGATGGACTGAAAGCGGGTGTTCTCACCCTTGGCACGTTCAACAGCGGTGGTTTCTTTTGCCTTTTCTTTTGCTGCAAGGCTTGATGCTGAAGTGTCTGAGGGTGGGGCAGACGTCACTCTGCCTGCTGCGCTTGGGGCGGCTGGAGCTTTGCCGACCTCACCCATGGGCACTGGTTCATCCGACATGAAGTTTTTCACCCAATCCCTGCCCATTCCCTTTTCTCGAGCATTTTGATATTGCTCGTACTGCCAAGGCATCATGCTGAGTTTGTCGTTAATCTCTGGGATAGTGAAGAGCGAAGGTGTTTGCCCCGGGATCTGCAATCCGGTCACATATTTTTTCTCAACAGTATCGTACACCGTGCCATTCATGGCGATCTTGTATCGCTCACCCTGAAGCTTCAAGATGTCAGACAGGGATTTTCCAAGCTCTGGATCAACCGCCATGGCTGTTCGGACATCGTTCACCGTAATATCACGCAAAGCTTGCGGCTGTGTTGCGCCAGCAGGGGTTGCGCCCATAGGGGTCATGCCCGTAGGTGCTGCGCCTTGAGGCCCAGTTGGAAGTCCACCCATGAGGATGTCTTGACCCATCTTTGCCTTGCGCGTGGACTGACGCTGGGCCAACTCGCCCTGAGCCAGTTGCAGTCTCAGCGCAGCACGCTCTTGGGCAGTCTTTTCCTCTGCAAGAGCGGCCTCGTTGTAGCCCTTGGCGGCGTAACCAAGAGACTCACCGAAAGAGCCTGTCTGGGTGGGCGCAAGAAAGCCCTGAGCCAAGGCCATCCACTTCGGATCAAAGGGTAGCTTCCTCGACTTCAAGGACTCACTCAGGTCTTTATACTGATCTTTGATCTCGGTGATCAGCTCCTGATCTTCTGGATCAGAAGAGTAGAGGGACGGTAGTTTCTTTTCCATGATTTACCTTTGCTGATCGTTTACTTAACCTTCTGGGTCGTAATAGTCATCGTATCCTTCATTTTGGTAGTAGTCGTCATATCCCGGATTAAAGTTATATTGATCGTAATCAATAGAAATTCCGGGATCAAAAACGTGTTCGTAATCTGGGTTTGGCATAAAGCCGGGATCAAAAACTGATTCGTAGTTTGTGTTTGGACCGCCAAATGTTCTACCACCCCCTCCACCTCCTATTGAGACACCTTTGAGAAGTCCTTGTAAACCCTTGCCACCCAACAAAGCATTGACCAAAGCCCCAGAGCCTGCAATCTGAGACAGCGGGGATTGCGCATACACGCCAGCTTTGGGGCCAACAAACGTCTCTGTCGTCCCGATGGGCACGTTGTAGCCTCGCATGAGGGCTGAGGCGTTCATTGCGTTTTGCAGGGGCGCGTTGATACGGGCCTGTTCAAGAGCCTGCTGTTGAGCACCAGCACCCAGTTGAGCGTTGATGCCAGCCAATCCTAGAGCCTGCTGCTGTTGCGCCAAACTGCCTTGAATTTGTGCGGCGTTGGTCTTTTGCTGGGCGTTTGCCAGAGCTGACCGCAAAGCCTCCGAATACCCGGTAGACAAAGCGCCCTGCTGCTGCCCAGTCAACGTGGACTGAATGTCGCCCATGGTTTGACCAGCAGCGTTGGCGTAGCGTTGACCACCCAAGCCGCCAGAACCCACAAATGCGCCCTTGAGCTGTGGAATGACGTTTCTCTTGACGTTCTGGTTGGTCAACCGAGCCATCTCGTCCACCACGTTGCTGGTGTACGGGTTGAGCATGGATTCAATGCCCTGCGGGGTGATTCCTGCCGCACCCTGAGAAGCCGTGTTTATGGCAGAAGTCAGTGTAGGTTTGTAGGAGCCAGACACATTGGGAAGCTGCGCAAACGCCTGCTGCTGCAAAGGGCTAAAGCCTGCCACCAACTGGCTAGATGGAAGCCCCAATTGTTGCGTCCCAGCCCTTGACAGCGCCGACATGTAGTCGGTGTAGTAGCTTGGCGCATTGGGGTTGACCGAGGTCGTTGTTTTTACATCTGGCAGTGGACCGCCTTGGAATATTGAACCCATGGTTTTCTCCTTATGCTTTCAAGTAGTCCAGAGGGGACTTTTTGGCTGGTGGCGGCAAGTCTTTGGGCTTTGCCGATCTTGCGTGCTGACGGATGCTGTGCATCATTTCGTATAGTTTATCTGTTCCGGCCTTGGTTGAGCCGTTTCCAAGCGCAGACACAACGTCAGCGGGGAAAACAAACTCGCCATCGGCCAGCCATGCGGGGATGTCGTCCGACTGACCATCTCCATCGCCAGCAACGTGTTTGCCATGCTTGAAGTTCTCTCGCCCTTGGCTGACCGTTGGCAAGACTCCGTTGACGTTCAGGGGCAGAGTCTTACCGCCCCTTGCCATCAATGGGGTCGCCATGATTGCCCCGCCCTGAGCTGCGCCAAGCGCCTGAGATTCATATCCCATGGCGTAAGGAGATGGGCTGTAAGGACTGGGGGTGTAAGGGTCTATAGGGTTTGCATCGTATGAATCATTTGCGTCCCCATAGTTGTAGTAGGAGTCATCCATATCAGGAGCCTCGGTTTCTTCAGCAGTTGATTGGTATGCCGAAGGATTGAATTGTTGGAACATCATTTGAGACAAGTTGCCTCCTCCACCTTGTTGGGTTGCTTGTTGAATTTGATAAAGCCGAGACAAGGGGTCGATGAACTTGTCTTTTGATAATCCAATGTTGAGATATGGCTGCTGAAAAGGACTGCCTGCGGGAAGCACGCCTTTTTGCGAGGGGCTGGCCTGTGAATTGGGATCACTTGAAGTGGGTAAAACACCCCTTGGCTTTATGGTTGTTGGACCACCACCGCCACCGCCACCACCACCGCCACCGCCTGTTTTTTCTTCCTCTACGGGAACTTCTTCTTCGGGCCTTGGAGCTGTAACGACCACCTCATCATCTTCAGGTTCAGGCCTTGGAGCTGTAATTACAATTTCTGGAATTTCATCTTCAGGTTCAGGCCTTGGGGCTGTAACGACTATTTCTGGAATTTCATCTTCAGGTTCAGGTCTTGGGGCTGTAACTACAACTTCATCATCTTCAGGTCTTGGAGCTGTAACGACTATTTCTGGAATTTCATCTTCAGGCTCAATTCTTGGGGCTGTAACTACAACTTCATCATCTTCAGGTCTTGGAGCTGTAACTACAACTTCATCATCTTCAGGTTCTACACTTGTGGTTTGCTCATCTGTAGGAGTTGAAAGGTTGGAAAGTGCAGGTTGCAGAAGTCCAAGATCAATTAACTCCTCAACCTTTTCACGGTTAAGAGTTCCTTCATAGTTAGCCGCTGGATTGATAACGGTTGCAGTGCCGTCATCGTGAATGAAAATGCGATTATCACCAACGGTTTGCCATTGACCTGTACGTACACCTTCATCAACATCAACACCACCCTGATCTTGTGATCCGGTTTGAGTTTCGTTTTCTTGAGTTGACGAGGAACTGTCTTTTTCTGAATTCCACGTCCAAGATGGCTTTGACCCACTAGATATTGTTGTTGATCCCTCTTGAATTATGTTGTTATCTTCATCAAAACTTGGACCACCCCACTCGTAAGAAATTTCGCCAGTTACGGGATCTTTTACTGCTTCATAGTAGACAACCTCATCTGGGTCATCTGGGTTGACTCTTTTGATCGTTGCACTTTCTGAGCCATCTTCACGTATACGAGTGCCTTCAATCTCCTCGTCTGGCGCAAGAACAATCGAATCTATAAAGCTATCGCTAGAGCCGCCGCCTCCATCTATATTGCCGCCACCTATAGAGCTTGCCGTTTCATCATCAATTACGTCAGTATCTGCGGCTTCACCACCACTAACCAGATCATCGTCGCCACCACCGGAAACTCTTGAACTCATTTCAATGTAATCAGCACCTCCGGGCGCAAAGTTTTTATTTTCAAAATCTTTAGATGATGGAGCTTGACCTGTCTGTGCTGTTTTAATAACTGACGAAAAAAGCGAATTTACTATATCAAGCTCAGTCAATTTTCCCGAAAGTGCGGCGGTGGTTGCCAAATTAACAATGGCAGATTGCTGGTCATCGGTTAAACCTTCAAACTGTGGAATTCGATCCAAGGCTGTGGAAATTACAGAATTGGTTGCGCTGGTAAGCGCACCAGTAGAAAAATCACCACCCGATAGTTCTGACCTTACGCCGCCAACAATTGCTTTGGAAACAATTTCACCCGCAGTGCCACCACCTAGTGCATCTGATAAAGATGGAGTGAGTGTGGTGCTTGCGTAGGAGCTAAGCCCTCCGGCAACAGCACCTTCTAAAAAGTCCCCGCCATTTGCCTCTGCCATAACTCCACTGATTAGCGCATTCCCAATTACCGCTTGAGTTGCCACTTGAGCGGTTGGAGCAAAAATAGAACCAAGAGCAGCTCCTGCGCCGGGAATAACGTTCAATAGGAACGGTACACTCATCTTCACTATGTCTTTAAAGGTGAGATCTTCCCCTTCTGGTGAATACTGGTGCTTTACTACGTTTCCTTCCAAATCCGTAGTAAAGTGGGACATTATCCCCGGCTGAATATCGTGTTGGACAAAATCATAGCCAATAATTTGTCCGTCGTAATAGACCGGTTGACCACCATGACCTTTGTAGAGAAATCCGCCCGTTCTTGGGTCGGGTTTAAAGTCAGGAATTTTAAAAGCCCCAGCGGGAGCTTTATATCTTGCGTATGCTTCATCGCGTTCACGTTGAATATTGGCTGCTTTTTCATCTTCCACAACTTTTGCATAATAATCCCACGTATCTTGACTGACGGCGGCGTCGTTCATATTCTTTCCTTACACTTCTTTATGTTGATGCTGGGTTCACTGCTCCCATAAGAGCCGATGCCCAGTCTTGCCAGTTGAGGAACCCTTCTGTTGAGGGTGCGCCTTCGTTTGTGAATACGTCAATAGCCTTCAGTGAGTTTCCCCACTCTTTCCAGTCAGTGTCCATGTTGGGAACCATGAGTTGCTGCGGAGCGTACAACTCGCACATCAGGCTTGCCCACGACTCAAAAGTATGGTTCCTTGGGTCGTAGAGAACTCCAATGTTAGTAACCACGGACATCTCCAAAGTCAACGTTGACGATCACCCTGCCGACCTGATAATCGCCACCCGTCACGTTGCTGACAAAGCGCAGGCGAAGCTCTCGCCCCTGCTCACGCATATCAATTTTATTGGTGTCGGGGTCAAATGGATAGGGGCTGCTGATGATGTCTTGCGACTGCGCGTAGGGGCGGCTGATGATGTAAAGGCTCATCTCCCCGTTCTGAATGAAGTCAGGCTCAACGCGCTCAATGTGCAGCCACTTATTCTCTCCGACCGGAGCGGCTTGAGAGGGTCCACCCGATACCCAACCCACGTCATTGGTCTCAAAGTAGCTCTCAATGGCGTTTGAATTGACACCGTAGACCTGATCTGTGCCGGTCTCGTGCCTCCAGAGGGAGACAAAGTCGCAGGTGCTGTCAACGATTCCAGCAAAGTTGGCCGAAGGTGAGCCGGGGATGGAGGCCGTAAAGCCGTTGCCAGCGGTGTAGCCCGTACCCTTGTTGTTCACCACGAGTTTGATGACCTTGCCACCGGAAACCGTTAAGGTCAAGGTTGCACCCGTTCCGGGGCCACCGACAGCGTCAATGTAAGGATATACACCGTCCGTATACCCCGCCCCTTCGGCGCTGATTGAAGCGGTATACATCCCGCCAGTTGCGTTCACCTCGTTAGAGGAGATCACGGGGTAGCGAAATACCTGCGAGAAATACCCGGCTGACCGCTGCGACCCCAAAGCCGTGCCAGCGTCATACCAAGTCTTTTCCCTGATGTTGTAAATGATGGCATCGTTGCACTCTGTCGAGTCGCCGCGAGGATAGAACCACCACACCTCACCAAACCGTGGAACCTTGGTCGCCCACACCTTTTGACGCTGATCGTAGTTCAGGTTGTCGAAGAAGTAGTTCTGGTTCATGTTGTTCGGGATCTCCTGAACAACGCCGTTGTACATCAAGAATCGGTCGGTTCCGATCCAGTAGTAAATTCCATCGTACTCAATCACGCACTGCGACGACATGATGGAAGACTGGCTGGAGATGATGTCGTAGCGCCAGTATTGCGCTGGAGTTCCCACGCCACCGATGTAGGACACGCGAATCAGGCTATCAAGGCTCCAGAACAGCCCAGAAGGCGAGTTAGAGCCACCCCTGACGGGTAAGCCCTTGATGATCTTGCCAGCGGCCACGTTGACCTCGTTGGCATCGGCGCTGTTCCAGTCAGTGGGATCTCCAGCAGAGCAGTTTTTGATCAACCCCGCATTGCCATAGACAAAGACATACGGGTGAAGGGCCACCACACCACCACTGACCTCAATGAAGTTGTTGGTGGGGTTCGCTCCTCCGGTGTCTTTCAATGGGGCCATGGTCGTGCTGGTGACTGGGCCGTAAAACACATTGGTGTTGATGGCGCTGTCAATTTGATTGAGGTTTTGCCCCGGATGCGCCAACACCGTATTGACCCCGCCTGCTACGTTGTAGAGGGTGTCCAACTGCCACAAGTTGTCTACATTCTGCTCAAAGTCGTTTTCTGAAGACTCCACTTCAATTGAAAAGCCTGAGCTTGCGTAAATTGATCCAACATTGAACTGAAAGCCTGAGCTTGCCGTGGTTGCCAAAACAGCAAACTGAAAACCGTTGCTTGACAAGACAGAGGTCACGGGAATGCCAAAGCCTCCTGCGCTGCCAAGAGATGCCACGTTAAATTGGAACCCCGAACTTGCGTAGGGGGCGGTGATAACGCTGGTGAAGCCCGAACTTGTCACCACGGTCGCAACAGGCACAGAAAATCCGCTGCTGGCATAAACTGCCGTCACGGGGAAAGAAAATCCTGAACCCGTGCCACCAATGTCGGAAGCATTTGCCGACATCAAGTTGCCAGCGGTAAAACCGATGCCTCGATCAACCAAGGTGAAGGAAGATACTTTGCCGCCATCAACCACAATATTGGCAGTCGCAAGACTGCCAGTTCCACCAATCAGCGCAACATTCGTGAAGGTAGCCGGGCCAACCATGGCAACAGGAAAAGAAAACCCTGTGCCCGTGCCACCAATTAGAGATGAATCAACTGTCAATGAATCACTCGCAGCGTATCCGTAACCCCTGTCTTGTGCGCTGACAAAAGAAACAGAGGTAACAGATCCTCCTGATACGGTAACCGTTGCAATAGCACCAGCGCCAGAGCCAGTCAGGCTCGTAACCGCCACCCCAGCGTAAAGGCCGTTGGTGTAAGAGTTTCCTCCGACAATCGTGCCAATAGTTAGTATGCCGTTGCCCGTGTACCCAGATCCAGCATTGATAGCTCCAGCGGCGCTGATGCCGCTGCCAATGTACTTTGCAAGGCAAGACATGGCATCTGACACCGCATAGTTGTTACCCTTGCTGGTGATGGTGACTGCGGTCACCACGTTACCAGCCACAGTGATTTGAGCTGTTGCGCCAGTGCCTGCGCCACCAGTCAAAGGAACGTTTGTCCACACGCCGTTGGTGTAGTTTGAGCCTGCGGTGATGGCTCCAAGAGTCCCAATACCGTTGGTACTCCCGCCAATTAGTGCGGCGCTGAAAGACAGCGTGTCGCCCACCGTATAGCCAACACCACGGCTGTTGATTGTGAAAGCCGTCACAGCGCCAACCGTGATGGTGATGTTTGCCGTCGCAAACTTACCAGTGCCGCCCGTCAGCGGAACGTTGCCATAAGACCCATCGGGGTAGTTGGCTCCAAAGGTGGAAATTGGTGCGCCATCAACACCATTTCCAATATAGCTGGCAGCGCAGGTAAGAGTGTCTCCCACCGTGTAACCCGTGCCGGGGCTTGTCAGCACAATACCAACAACAGTGTTTCCTGAAACGGTAATTGTTGCCACGGCTCCAGCGCCCGTGCCGCCCGTAAGTGGCACACTTGCAAATGATCCGTTGGTGTACAAACTGCCACCGACAAGCGCAGTTCCACTTGCTACGCCGTTGGTTACACCCGCAAAAGAAGCGGTTAAGTTGTCGCCGGTGGCGTAATTAACCCCCGGATCAACCAACGTAACGTTTGACACCACCCCGCCCGTGATCGTCACATTGGCTGTGGCTCCAGATCCAGACCCGCCAGTCAGTGGAGTGTTTCTGAAGATGCCAAGGCCAGAAAGAGTGGTTGAGGTTACCGTCTGAGATTTGCTGACGTTATAGGAACCAGTTCCACCGTAAAGCTTGTAGGTCAGTCCTGTTGGCGTACCGGCTGTTGTGACCACTGCCGCGCCAGACATGGTGGTCAACCTGAATGTGGTGATGCCGTTGGTGTCCGAGATCAGATAAGAGGTTGGGTCAACGTAACCAGTGATGCTTCCAGTACCCCCAAACGTCCCGCTGATGGTCACCGTGTTGCCAACCGCCAAAGTGGTTGAGGTGCAACTGAATTCCCCGCTTGTTCCAGTGATCACCACGGTTGCTAAAGTGGCTGTTGGCGTTCCATACGAGGTAATGGTGGTGTCAGGCGATACACCTATTCCAGTGATGGTTTGACCGGTCACGTAAGAGCCGTTGGACACCGAACTGATGTTCATCACAGTTCCGGAGATGGAGCCAACTCCCGTTGCCGTGGTGGAGCTTGTGTAAAAACCACCCCCTGTAATGCCGCCAAGTGCGCCAATGATGCCGCTTTTCTTTCCAATGTCGTCAGCAGGAGCACTCAGGATGTCGCCTGCGGCATAGCCTAGCCCGTCGCTGGTCAAGACCACTTTGGTCACAGATCCAGTGGTCACAGAGTTGACCTGACACTGAAATCCAGCCGAGGCGCTGATGGTTGCAGGTTGCGCTTGGAATCCAGATCCAGCCCCACCAAGGTTGGCGTTGCTTGCCGTCAAGGTGTCAGTGACTGCGTAGCCAATACCTGCATAGGATATGGAGCATGAAACCACAGTGCCACCAGAGATGGTGATGGTCGCCAAAGCAAGAGAGCCGGTTCCAGACACGTTGGTCAGTGGAACGTTGGAGTAAACGCCATCAGGGTAGCCAGAGCCAATGTTGGTCACCGAGATGGTGGCGATGCCGTTTCCAATGCTTGCCGCAGTTGCTGAGAGAACGTCGTTGGCAACGTAGTTGTCGCCACCGTAGACCATGGTCACGTCAATGACGTTGCCGCCAGACACGGTGATGATGGCAGTCGCCCCAGTTCCAGACCCGCCTGTGAGCGGGACATTGGAAAAGCTTCCGTTGGTGTAATTACCTCCGCTGACGATGTTGTAAACATAGTCAATTGAGTCGGTTCCAACGGTGACGGTCCCCTTGGCCCCAGACCCCGAACCACCAGTAAACGCCACGTTTGCGTAAACGCCAGAGGTGTAGAACTGACCACCAACTAAGCCACCGTAGGAGCTAATGATGCCGCTTCCACCGCCAATGAAGTTGCTCTGGCAAGTCAAAACGTCATTGACGGTGTACCCGATGCCAGCGTTTTGAATTGACACGCTTGTCACCGCATTACCAACCACAGTGATGTTGGCTGTTGCACCAGACCCCAATCCACCCGCTGCTGGTGATCCAGAGCCGTAGATCAAAGGAACCGACAGGTAGCTTCCGTTGCCATACAAAGTGCCCCCAACCAACGATGAGGTGGTCTCAATTCCATTACCAATGGATGATGGAGCCACCGACAGCGCGTCAAGGTACGAGTACCCGTTGCCACCATTGACCAAAGTGACCGATGTCACCGCATTTCCGGAAACGGTCATGTTGGCGGTTGCGCCAGTTCCAATGCCAGTTACGGTAGTCAAGGGAATATTTTGGTACGTGCCGTTTGTGTAGTTTGTGCCGCCAGAGATGATTGACGACAGGGTCAATATCTCGCCGCCAAACGTGAAGTCGGATGTTGATGAGCCAACGCCAACGTTGTTCAAAGAGACAACTTGCAAGCCATTTTCAAAACCGCTGTAGATGCGGCTCAAGCCCGATGTTGAATCTTGAAAAATGCCCCGTGAGGGGCCAGCCAGTTGATCAGTGATCTGAGAGTATCCAAGCATCTTTCTGGGTCGCCCACGCTGGAAACGAACCCATTGACCGTCAGTGTAAAAAATCTTGTCGAAGACAGTACCGTCCCGTTGAATGCCGGGTTGCGTGTCAAGGGCAAAAACTTTTTCGGTCATTAGAAAGTGCCCCCAGTAATGCCGCCGATAAACGTGCCAACACCATTCACGGTAATGCCGTTGACCGTCACAGAAAGTCGCTGCGTACCGATGACAGAGAACGCCACAGTGTTGGTGCTGTAGAACATGCCAGTGTTGGTTTGCGCAATAAAGTTAATTGCAGGCGATGCCGCAGATCCGGAAATCAGGGAGATGGCTGTTGCGCCAATCTGAGTCGTGTTAGCGTTGTAGAAGTTCACGCCATCGCAAATCACGGTGACTTGCGAGGACGGAGGAACTACCACACCAAGACCCGTTGCAGTTTTGACGGTCAATGTGTTGCCGCCTGCGGATGTTTGGTTGCTGATGACGTACAAGTTCACCACAGGCGGGTAAACAATCGTCACAGCCCCAGTCAGGGTTCCGGTGATCTCCTGAATGGTGTTGGATGCCTCGTTAGCAGTCAGGGTGTATGTTCCCGACACAACTGCATAAGACAGCGCAGAGAATGAGAAGTCGGTTCCCTGACCATAACCCACTGAGAGGTAGTCGGTTCCGGTGCAGACAATGAACGCCGAATCACTTGGCTGAAACAGCTTTGTTGTGTTGTTGTCAAAAAGCTGCCCCGCCGAGGTGTTGACTGTCAAAGTCCCTGAGCCAGCATTGCGAACCATGATGAACCAGTTGTCACCGACATCGGTCACCAGCGGAAGAGTGATGGTTCCTGCGCCGCCAGTCCAGATGTGCATCTGGGCACGATCTGAGGCCACAAAGGTGTCGCCGTCTGCGATGTAAGACGATGGGTGGCTTTGATTCAATGTGGTCGATTGCGCCACCAAGCCAGCGCCAGCAAGGGTTGCAGCGTCCGAGGATGAGGTTCCTGTGCCGAACGCAATGATGCCCCATGTGCCTGCGGTGGTTGCGTTGCTGGTGATGTAGATGTACTGAGCCTGACCAGCGGCAACGGCAATGATCGTATTCCCGGCATAGTCCAACACGGTGAACGTGTTAGACCCCACGTTACGAATCAGAGCATCTTGACCGACCGAAGCTTGGTTGGCCGGAGGCATGATCAGATTCAGGCTACCTGCTGTCGCCGTGACCTGAATGATCCGCGCGGCGTAGTCTACGTTTGGCTCACTGTTGATGGGCCACTGTAGCTGGGTGTTTGCTGAAATTGTGTATGAAACGAAGCTAACGTCTGTCGGTTGGACAACGTTACCGCTAAAGGGGCTGTTAAAGCTCATGAGTCCACCGCCATTGCTTGTCTATCGGCAATCCGAAGCTTGTCCTCGACCATCAATGCTTGCATGATGCCTTGGTACTGCTGTTGCCAAATTGGAATCCTGCTGTCGTTCTTGAGGAACGGCATGGCTTGTAAAAGTGAGCCATACAGCAGGGCTTGAGGAGCGTATTGAGTGAACCAGTTGACTTGATTGGTTGAGTCCAAAGGCTGCACACGCTCGTAATAGATCACCTCAAAGGTGTATGCCAAATCGGGAGTTGGGGCGACCAGCCAGTGGGTGTAGTCGTAGTCGCAATAGAACTTGGGTACATCCGTTGCCGTGGCATTGGGCCAATATTCCCGCATGTACTCATACTTGCGAAGCAAAACAGGCTGGCGAACACCCGCAACCGTGATGTTCATTGAGACTGTTTTGTGCCAGCGTGCAGGCTTGTCAATAACGGGTTGGCTTGCCACCAAGGTGCTGGTGTTGACTATCAGGTTCCCGAGAAACTTGATCTGGCTGGCAATGGTTTGCTCGGCCAGCATGATAAACAGCGGGATCTTGTCAAGAGTGGCTGCGTCCGTGCGCTCCAGATAGGACTGGATGTTTTCAACCAACGAGTCGTAGGTCATTACACTTGCTGTCGTCATCCCAGATGCCTTTCGTTTGTGGTTGTATTTTAATTCTTAACCGTGAATTTGTCACTTTTGCACAACGCCTGCCCGTATTTTCGCACTTAACTCAAAAACAGCGCAATTTCGGCCTCTCGGCGCTTGACAAGCCCCGGCAAAACCTTACCCCCACCCTTGGTCCAAGCCCTAAAAGCCTCTGCCGCCCCCTCCCAGTCCCCACGGTTGGCCTTCATCCGGATGGTGGACCGCTGGAGATTGCCCGCGCCTATGTTATAGGCCAGACATACCAAAGCGTCAAACCGGCCCTGATGCCCAAGTACGCCGGGAACAAGTCGTAAAACAGAACGCTCAAAGCCAGCGAGGTCATTTTTGAACATCGCAGCCAATTCTTCTTTGGACCAGACACGGTTATCCTCCAAACGTAGCGGGTACTCTTTGCGAATCATCGGAACTTCTTTGCCCTCGACGCGCACCATAGGGAGCCTGATCTGTTCTTGGTAAAGGACGGTTCCCCAACCGCAAGTCCAAATGTGGGCCGGGCATAAGTACGGACGGTTACGAAACCCCTCAAATTTGTGCATCAAGTGCAAACCGGCGTCCGAAGTTTTCACAAAAAGCTCCAACCATTTCGTTGCATCATTCTGCGGAAAGTGGGTTTTGAAACTTCGTAGTGCTGCGCCGCGACATCAAGTCCAAAAAAGCACGCCGTATCCGTGCATACAGTTTTCGCGTGACAACGGTTACCCTTTTTCGCCAATGACTGTTTCAAGCGGGTTTCTTGAGACGCCACCCTTCCAAGGTTTGCAGGGGCTTGAAGGGCGCGTTTTGCTCTAATCTTGGCCTTTGCCTCGTCGCTGTGCGTTCTTCCAAGTTGCGGGCTTTGCATGCCCTCTTGGTAGCGTTTTTTCAGTGAATCTGAGATTAGTTTTCGCTGCTCTGGCGATCTAAATGCGCCTGCGTTCTTGTCGCCAATTTTTTGTTTCGTAACTTCGTTTAGCGGCCTTCCAAGCCGATGAAGATGGTCCGCTCTTTTGGATGCGTTGTAAAAATCTGCATGCCAAATGTCGAGCATAGCCTGCTCCAATTCCTGAGCCTCTTCTCGCGTTGCGCATTCTGCAAGGACGCGGAACTGAAACGCTTTTGAGCCGTTTAAATCAAAAGAGCTTTGAAGGTGGGCGCAGTGATGCTTACCATTTCTAAGGAACGAAGCATGGCACAAGAACCGCTTATTGACGTTCTTGCTGCTGCCCACATAAACCTTTTGGCTCGATGTGTTGACTATGGCGTAAACCCCAATCATTTCTTGCTCCACTGGCGGCTACCGAACCAGAAACCGATGATGCCACCCAGCATCGCCATCTCGTCGCTGGAGAAGATCAGGTCTGCGTACTTGATGACATCGTCAATATTCTGGATCAGGTGGGGATGGTTCCACAGGTAGACCGCCATGAAGGCGTTGATTGCCACCAGCTCCAGCACGAAGATGTAGGTCACGGTGGGGCGCACAGTGCCCACGTAGTTGGCAACCCACTTGCTGGCCTTCTCAAGCACTTTCTCGTCATGGGCAAGCGCCGCCTCAGTCATCCGGGCATCGGTCTCCATTGCCACCTGCTCAGTGCGAATCTCCTCCACACGGGCTTGGGCAGCAAACCCAGCAGCGGCCAGTTGCAGTTCCCGTTCGGTCTGGATACCAGCCAGCGCAAGCTCGTGCTTTTGGTCGGCCTTGTTTTGGAAGTATTCCAGCAGTTTGGGAAGGCCGGAGATCAGCAGACCCCCAAGAGTTGAAAATAGTGAAAGCATCAGTTACCCCTTTTAGTCAACATGGCGCTGGCGATCTCCAGCATGAATTTAATCTGCTCCAAGCTTTCGGGCTGCTGCGCCCAGCCCACAGTAATCTGCCCAACAAACCGATGGCTGTCAGGCGGCACGCTTATCCGGCAGGTAAAGGTTACACCCTTCTCGATGTACCACAGACCCACCTCAGACTGGGCGTATCTGTATTCTGAGCACGGCACTTCGTTGGTCATCAGCTTGATCACATCAGCGTTGTTGGCTGCGTTTTGGCTGAACAAGCCAACGTCAATGTCCTCAATCGTCTTATCTCGTCCGTCTTTTGTGTAAGCCTTGTAAAGCACCCGGCTTCCAAACAAGGGGTTGACCTTGAACACCGCCACCACCGTTGCGCCGGTTTTCTTGAACAGCATGGCACTGGCATCATCTGTCCGAGAGGTGTTGATCTCCGGCAGCTTCTTGGACTCCTTGTAGGCATCGCGCATGAATTCTTGGTTCTGCCACAGGAAGTAGCCCGAGAACGCAAGCACACCCATTAGGATGATGGCAAACAGCTTGAAAGGCGAGTCCACATACCCAAGCACCTTGTCGAGCATTGAGTCGGAGCCTGACCCCTTGCTCATCTCAAATGCCTCACGTACAACGAAACCCCGTAAATTATGAGTGCCGCCAGAATAACGCCTGCAAGGCCAAGAACAACATACTCAACAAGCTGCTCAACCTTTTTCTTTCTCAGCGCAACACGCCTTGCCTCAGCTTCTTTTTCTTCTCGCCTGCGACGAGCGGCAGCGGCTTGGAACTTGACCCAATCCTCCCACATGCCCGGACGACCGGCATAGACCATACGCTCACGCAGTTCCTCTTCTTGAAGGCGCAACTGCTCAAGCGCCATAAATTCTTCCAAGTCGGAGCTGCCACCTTTTTTTGTGGCCCTCTCCTGAATCTTTGCTTTGTTGTCAAAGTAGTCAAATACTTTGGAGCCAAGGGCAGACAACTCTTTGCCGTTGGCAAGGGCCGTTTTGATCACAGCAAACGCAGCATTTGCAGCAGCAATTTCTGCAATCATCGCAACACCTCAATAAATACTTTGGCGCACCAAACGATAAACCCAACAAGAAGGGCCGCAGCGATAAAACTGCTGGCCCATTCTTTCATGATCAAAAGCCAAACAACTTTTTAACGAACTCGGCAGCAACTCCGGGTCCAAACATCACCAAGATGATCACCGCATACAGCAGATACTCTATCTTGGTCATGCGCTTGGAACCATCGTCAAACCTAGCCTGAATGCCTTCGTACCGTTGGGCGCAAACAGCCTCATGGACACTTAGGCGTTTATCAGTCTCTGTAGCGAGTTCGTGGACTTCTGACATGCTTAACCTTCAATACTTTCTGCGACCTCAACATTCTCAGTTGCTTGCGTAGATTGCTCTTGCAATGACCTCTTGAGCATGTCCAAGAATGTGTCTCGACCAACAGAAAGCTGGTCAAGGTTAAACCGTGCAGATGCTACTTTGCGTTCCAGATCAACAACGTGGTTCAAAATAACCTTTTGCTGCTCGTTCAGCTTTTCAACATCGTACTCAACGCCATCAATCATGAGCTGGGGGTTTGTGTTGTTTCCCATTTCATTTCCTTTTGTTGTGCCGCCATCAAAGGCTGGCGGCTTGCCTTAGTTAATGCGGTAAACAATGAATGTGTTTGCAGCCGTTCTGCGAATCCTAAACTGTCCAGAAATGTTGGTTGCAACAAGGGTTCTACCCACAATTGTCACGCCAGTATTTGCCGCCATAGTAATGTTGGCGGGTACTGAGTTGATGACATAAAAATCATACCCAAGGTCAACAGAACTCCAAGGAATAAGCGTTTCTAAAGTTGTCCCAAGAGGCAGCGTAACCGTATAACCTGTTGCACCCGTTGTGTTAACTATTTGCGCCTGAATGTCTGCGTTTGTTAATGTTGCCGCCGCAGTTATCGTTGATGGCGTTGGGCAGTAAACAACCGCTGCGCCAGAACCCATCTGCGAATTACCTGACGGGTCAAATGATTGACGGACGTTACCATCCCCATCACTCAAAACAATCCAGTTGCTGCCCGTTCCGGAGATTGGCGCAGCGACGCCGGTGTAGCAACCAACGATTACGTTTTTAGAGCCAGTAGTGACGTTTTGACCGGAATAAGTTCCAATAAACGTATTGAAAGACCCCGCATCAATATTAAGCCCTGAGTTTTTTCCTACGGCAATATTGTTACTGCCCGTAACACTGCTGTTGTACATTGAAGTTGCACCGATAGCAATATTGTTACTTCCGGTATAGCCATTAAACAGCGACGCATAGCCAATAGCAATGTTATCGGCTCCCGTCGTGACGTTGCGCATCGCCTCTGCCCCAACTGCCGTATTATTAGTTCCATCGGAATTTACAAGGGCTAAATTACCAACAGCGGTGTTGTTGCCTGATGTCGTGTTTGACGACAAAGCAAGAACACCGACAGCCGTATTAGTAGATACCTCCCCACCACCAAGGCCAACAGTTACGCCTTGAACTGTAAAGTTTCCGCTAACTGCTGTGGTGGTTGTTGCACCAGACACAGCGGAACCAATATTTATGTTTGTGGTTGAACCAGACGCACCAGCAGTTCCAAAATTTATCGTTTTGGTGTTTCCGCTTAATGTGGGGCCAACCCCAACATCCAATGTGTGCGTTGCCTGTGATCGGTCAACCGTAATGGTTCCGGTTTGAGGTATTGCACCAATCGTAATTATTGCGCTGTTAGCTGTCGGAATAATTAATGTTGAACCAGTAAAAGTCTGCTGAGTATTGGCGAGTGTTGCCAAAGTTCCAGTGATGGCTGGGAGCGTGTGAGTCACGCTTGCGGCAAGAGTGTCAGTGGTGATTGTTGCGGCAAAGGAGCCAGTTCCGCCTGCCCGTCCCGCAAGCACGATTGCATCTTGAGTTGCTGCCGCCTCAGAACGAACCGCATCGGTTGCTCGGAAGGTTTGAGCGGCAGTAAAAGTCTGAGCTGTGCCGAGAACGGCCACAGTGCCAGATGGAATTGTCACGTTGCCGTCTGGCAAGGTAACGGTACGGTTTGCAGACAACGTGGTTGGTGTCAAGCTCACAGCAAAGGAGCCAGTGCCCCCTGCACGCCCAGCCAGCACGATTGCGTCTTGTGTTGCCGCTGCTTCTGCCCGGACCGAGCTTGCGGCGCGGAACGTCTGCGCAGCCGTCCATGTCTGAGCAAGGGCCAGACCCGCCAGCGTTTGACTGGTGGACGGGAAAGTCATCGTGGTGGATGCACCGCTGAACTCAATTGTTCCGGCGTTGGTGTTGATGGTCAGCGTTCGGGTTCCGTTGTTGATGCCTGTGCCGCCATAGGTAGCGCCAATCACAGTGCCCTGCCACGTCCCCGTTGCGATAGTCCCCACGCTGGTGAGCGAAGAGCTGACAACAGTTGATCCAAGACCGGTGGAGCTTAAAACGTTCACACTGTTGATCTGGTACACAATACCCGTTGCCAAAGACAGGCCAGTGGTGGTAATTCGCGCACGCTCTACAGGAGTAAC